TTGAAACTTTAATAGCGCAATTAGAAAAGGAGTTAGGTAATGTCTCTCACAGTTAATGCAGGTAACGGTGGTGGTGGTGATTTTGAACAGTGTCCAGCAGGTTCATTTGCTGCACGATGCTACCAAATTATTGATTTAGGTCATCAAACCTTTGAATGGAAAGGTGAGGCCAAGGTAGCACCTAAAGTTCGTATCACTTGGGAACTCAATGAGATGATGCAAGATGGTCGTCCATTCTCAATCTCACGTGAGTACACAGCATCCATTGGTGATAAGGCTAACCTACGTAAGGATTTAGAAGCCTGGCGTGGTCGTCCGTTTACAGCAACAGAATTACAGAACTTTAGCCTTGAGAATGTATTGGGTGCTCCATGCTTGTTAGGTGTAGTACATAAGCCTTCTAAAGACGGTTCTAAAGTGTATGCCAACGTAGGTTCAATCATGGCTTTACCAAAAGGTATGGCTTGCCCTGAGTTGGTTAATCCTGCTGTCAAGTTTGACATCGGCACCTTTGACCAAAAGGTATTTGACGGATTGTCTAGCTATGTTCAGAAGAAGATTCTGATGAGCAAAGAACTAGAAGAGAATGGGATTCCACAGACTCGTCAAGATGAGCCTGTAATTGAATCAGAAGAAGTGCCGTTTTAAAGGTTACGGGGGAAAGCGAATTCGGCACGTTAGTACCCCACCAATATGTTCAGACAGTGCAGTAGTAACAAAGAACACGGAGTGGCTACCCCCGTCTGCATAGGTAGCCACTAATTTAGGGGATTTAGGGATGAAGTTAACGAATAAATATAGTACAATATGAGATATGAACTCAAAATACTATGTTTACACCCATTCTAGAAATGACACCAATGACTACTTTTATGTTGGCAAAGGAACTGGTAAAAGGGCTTATAGCAAGTATGCAAGAAATAACCTTTGGCATAAGATTGTTAAAAAGCATGGATACACAGTAAGAATAGAGGGTTATTTCAATAATGAGGAAGATGCTTTTTGGTATGAAAAATATCTTATTAATGTTTTTAAAACTAGAGGATACAATTTAGCAAACTTTACAGATGGTGGAGATGGTATATCTGGTTACAGACACACAAAAGAAACTAGAGCAAAACTATCTGAGCAAAGCAAGGAAAGATTTAAAGACCAAGAGTATGCAGCAAAGATGGCTCAAATAAGAAAAGAGCAATGGACTGAAGAAGCAAGACAAAAAGCATCAAAAAGTAGTGAAAAGGTTTGGACTGAAGATGTAAAAAAGCAACATTCTGAAAAATTAAAAAAAGCATACTCTTCAGAAGAAATGCGTAAAGTACAAGCTAATAGGAATAAGAAGTACAGGGAAAGTGAAATTGGCAAGAAAGAGTTTGTAGAAAGAATTAAAGGGTATTGGTCTTCACCTGAATCGCAAAGCGAGGAAGCAAAGCGTAAAAGGTCTGAAGCTAGAAAAAAATCATGGGAAAAAAGAAGGGGAATTACAAATGCGTCTAACTAATAAATTTTCGTTGCCTGACCCAATAGTCAACGCAGTACAAAACCAAGGGTATACCCCAGGTAGTAGTGATATTACGGTTACACAGCTAATCCAACCGCCTTTGATTCGTCAGTTACGGATACAGCACGATAATGACATCGAGGAAGATGCTTCAGACCGTGTTTGGGCGTTGTTTGGGACTGCAGTTCATCACCTGCTAGAAATGGCTTATAAAGGGCGTACAGCACGTGTAGAGGAGCGAGTCTATGCCGAGGTATCAGGATGGAAGTTAGGGGGCGCATTCGACGTTTTAGAGGGTTCTAGCCTATCTGATTACAAGGTGACTTCCGTATACTCTTCAGACGGCAAAATCGAGTGGGAACGCCAATTAAACGTGTTGAGATGGCTATTGCATAAAAATGGCACAGAAGTGACCAAATTAAGCATTACAGCCATTTTCAGGGATTGGAGACCCCGTGAGGCACAGAAGAACCCTGACTATCCTAGAAGACCAATTATGACCCTTCCTGTACGGATGTGGACACTAGATGAGGCAGAGGCTTATGTCAAAGAACGTATTGCACTGCATCAATTAGCCGAGCCACCAATGTGTACAGATGAGGAAAGATGGACTACTCCTGAACAGTGGGCCTTGATGAAGAAGGGTGGCAAACGAGCCATCAAGCTATATCCGTCACAAGAGGGTGTTACACTCGGCACAGACCAGTTTTGGGAGCACCGTCCAGCCACCTATCGTAGGTGTGAGGATTATTGTAGTGTGAATAAATGGTGTCCTGTATGGAGCAATGTTACCTTTTAAGATAAACTAACAAATGACACGGCAAGCACTCATCCCCCACTTCCCCCCGACGGTTCCCCTCCGTCTAGCTTGTCGTGTCACCTATTAGAGATTGATATGACTACCATTGTTGGCGATTGGATTAATAAAAAATTAGTTGCAGACAGTCAGTTTTCAGATGATGATTCTGGTATTAAATATTTTGAAGATAAGATTATTCCGATAGACGGCGGTTACCTTGGTGTCGCAGGTAATTGGGCGGATGGGGAAAAAGTTGTTGATTATATAAACAAGAAACAAAAGACGAAACCGAAACTACATACCGATAGTTCATTTCTAAAATTGACCGAAGAAGGTCTTTTTTCTTGTGGAGATGACCTAGAATGGGAACGAGTTAGAACCTTTATGGCTATTGGCAGTGGTTCAATGGCTGCAGAGGTTTGTATGAGAATGGGATTAACTGCAGAAGAAGCTGTCAAATGGGCGTGTAATGTGGACTTAAAAAGCCACGAGCCAGTCAAAACATATAAATTGGGCGAATAACATGGTACAAGCACGATGTAGCGATGAAGATTTTATAGAACTGTGGCGAAAACATAAGTCAGCAACTATCGTATCTAAAGTATTAGAGATTGATGTCCGAGCGACAATGGGGCGACGAAAGCGAATAGAAAAGAAATACAACATTAAACTAGAAGCAAAAGAAGGTGGCACTCCTAGATTAACTATTCCTGAGAACAAAGTCCGCACCAATCTTTCTATGGAAAATGGAACGATTGTTGTGGGTTCTGACTGCCACTACTGGCCTGGATATGTCAGTACCGCCCATAGAGCATTTGTACATTTAATTACACGTTTAAAACCACAGGGAATCGTGCTTAACGGTGACATTATGGATAATGCCACGATTAGCCAGCACAATAGGATTGGGTGGGATAAAGCCCCAACTGTGAAGGAAGAACTAGAAGAAGTACAGGCTCGTCTTGGTGATATTGAGAAAGTACGTCCTGCAGGAGCATTTATGCACCGCACCATTGGTAACCACGACCTACGCTTTGATGGCAAATTATCTAATGTACTAGGGCAGTATGAGGGCGTACCTGGCATGGCACTAGCCGACCATTTACCTGGATGGACATACAGTTGGTCTCTGATGGTCAACAATACTTGTATGATTAAGCACCGTTGGCACAATGGTCAACATGGTGTATTTAACAACACCCTTAAATCGGGGGTAAGTATGGTTACAGGTCATCTACATTCCTTGAAAGTGACTCCGTGGACTGATTATAATGGTGACAGATATGGCGTTGACACAGGAACAATGTCGGCAATTGGAGGAGACAAGTACATCTACACGGAAGATTCGCCCGTCAACTGGCGTTCAGGATTCGCAGTACTTACATTCCGTGATGGAGAACTTATGCCGCCAGAACTTGTACAAGTCATTAGTGAGGATGATGGATTGGTGTTCTTTCGAGGAGAGGTAATAAAGGTCTAATATGGATATTAAAGTCAAAATCATTAAGGAAAACAAAGATGGTTCAGCCAATGCTCAAGTCGATTTCGATAAAGAAGGGCTTGAAACACTTGTCCAATGGGGGCTTGTTGCTATGCTTACCAAAGCAATTGATGAGTACAAGGTTAGACCCGATGAAGATGAAGTCACTCTTGAGCCTGAATTCCCAATCAAGAAAAGGAAAAAGAAATGAATCGGAACTGGGATAAATGCTTTGACCTAGTTATTGTCAACGAGGGAGGCTACGTTGATAATCCTGCCGACCCTGGAGGTGCTACTAACTGGGGATGTACTAAAGCTGTATGGGAACAATACATAGGGCATGAAGTTTCAAAAGAAGATATACGCAATCTGACAAAAGAAGACGTTAAGCCACTTTATAAAAGGAACTATTGGGATGCCATACACGGAGATGCTCTTCCTTCGGGACTTGACTATTGCCTTTTTGATTGTGCTATCAATAGTGGTGTTGGTCGTGCAGCCAAATTTATCCAAGAAATTGTGGGTGTTTTTGCTGATGGTGCAATCGGCAATAATACTGTTACTGCTATAAATCAAATGAATACAGTAACAATGATTAATGAGTTTTCGGATAAGCGTCAAGCATTCCTAGAGACACTCAAGACTTTCCCTGTATTTGGCAAAGGTTGGACTAAACGGGTAACTGAAGTTAGAATTAAATCTTTAGAAATGGCGGAATAATATGGCAACTAAACCTGGTTTGTACGCAAACATTCATGCTAAACAAAA